GGTATTGAAGTTATCGCTGATTCTTCAATCCAATAATATAAACTATGGGTGGGGATATATTCCCCACCTTTAAAAATGTATAAAGGAACAATTATGGAATTAATAAAATTAAAAAAAGGTGACAAGATCATCACTAGAACAAGATTTGATTACGAAAAAAATTTAATCCATTGGAAACTTAGAGGCTATGAGCCAGTAAAAGATAAGCCTATTGAAGATAAGCCTAAAGTTGATAAGGTAGAAAAACCAAAGAAAAAGAAAGATAAATAATGGCAGCAACATCAGTATTTGTAGTAGGTAGTTCAGATATCACATCTTACCAACCAGATATTTTAGAATTTGGGATTGCAAATTTTGATACTCAATTACAATTCGCAGAAGATGATGTTTTAAGACAAATCAGGGAAGAATGGTGGGAAAGATACCGCCATACAGTCAGATACAAAGATATTACTAAGGTGACTACCTTAGAGATGGATAATAGCAAACTAACTGATGCTCAGTGGAAAAGATCAGTTATTTATAAAGCATTAGCAGAATATATTTATCCTCAATTAACGAAATGGAAAGATCCACAAGGCGGAGATGGTCAAGATGCTTTCCAAGTACAAATAGAATTTTATAGAGCCAAGTATGCAGAGGAATTTAATGCTTGTTTAAGAGATGGTGTTGAATATGACGAAGATGGAGATGCTTCCGTCACTGCATCTGAAAAAGAGCCAATACATCATCTTAGGTTAGTCAGATAGGAGGATTGTCATGTGCGATTTTTGTGGCGGTGAATGTATCTGTAGATAATGGTAGCAAATGTTAAAGTAAAAACTAATGCTAATGAAATCCAAGCAATAGTAAAAAAGATTGAAAAGAGAACTAAGAGTGCAGTCAAAAAAGCACTAGCAAATGCAGCAGCTTTTCAGGTTGGTGCAATCAAAAAAAGAACTCAAACAAAAGGTGTTGATTTTCAAAATAGACCATTCAAGCCCTATTCTTTAAAATACAAAAGAAGATTAGTGAAACAATCAGGAGTTGTTGATCTTACTGATACTGGTCAGATGTTTAGTTCACTAACATTTAGAGCCACTGAAAGCAAAGGCACATTATTTTTTAGACAACAAGCAGCTAATAGAAAAGCATTTTTCCATGATGAAGCAGGAGCAGGTAGAAAGAAAGTTATTAGACCATTTTTTAGTATTGGTGATGATGAAGAAAAGAAGATTGAAAAAATCTTTTTTCAAGTGTTAGATAAGGAATTAAGAATATGAGCAAAAGAGAAAACATAGCAGCAAATATTATTACTGTATTAGATGCAGTGACTTCACCTATTGAGTTAAAGAAGATTACCAGAGAGCCATTTGAGCCATCAGAACTAGCTGATCCTCAGTTCCCTGCATTGTTTATATCTACTGGAGATGAAACGAGAGAAGATTTTGCTTTAGGTGATACCGCAGCAGGGAAAAGATCAGGATCTATTGACTATGTTTTGGTGGGATATGTCAAAGGCAGTGACAGTAATTTAGATACTAAAAGAAATCAATTAATTGAAGTGATAGAAGAAACATTAGATGCAGATAGAACTAGAGGCGGAAATGCACTAGAAACAAAAGTAATTGATGTAAGTTCAGATGAGGGAACACTTTATCCTTTGGGCGGAGTAAGAATTGTGGTAAGAGTTTTATATGAATTTGTACGAGGTACTGCTTAATGGCTAAAAGAATTAAAATTTGTATGCCTGATGGAAATGATACTATTGAAATTTGGGATAATGAGATAGACAAATTTATAGCTGAAGGATATAAACTTGAGCAAGAAAAAAAATCTACTAGATCATCTAAGAAAAAAGATGTAGAAGTAGATGAACAACAACAAATAAACGAAGGAGTAAGCGAATGGCAACCCATGTCGGAACAAGCGGAGTAGTCAAAGTTGGATCAAACGCAGTTGCAGAAGTGACTGGTTTTACTATTGATGAAACAAATGACACAGTTGAAGATACTAGCCTTACAGATACTGCTAAGACTTATCTAACATTAAGAAAAGATGCTACAGGTACTGTAGAATGTCATTGGGATGAAACAGATACTACTGGTCAAACTGCATTAGCAGTAGGATCATCAGTGACTTTAAATCTTTATCCAGAAGGTGCAGATAGTGGTGACACATACTACACTGGCACTGCATTAGTGACTGGAGTATCTCAGAATGTATCTATGGATGGTGTTATTGCTAGAACAATAACAGTGCAGTTCTCAGGCGGTGTAAGCACAACAACTGTATAATTTAGATGGCTAAAAAGGATTACCTTGAAGGTGCTATCTCTCACTTTAAACACCAAGAGATAAAAATTATAGAAGTTGAAGAATGGAACTTAATTGGTGAAGATGCCATTTATGTTAAACCATTTACACTGCTTGAAAAATCTGAAATCTTTAAAGGATCAAACGATAATGATCTCACAGTATTAATTGATGTTATTGTCAAAAAGGCAGAAACAAAAGATGGTGAGAAAATGTTTGATATAGAGAGTAAGATTAAAATGAAAAAATTTGTTGATCCTGACATCATAGGCAGGGTAGCTAGTCAGATCATGGGTACATTACCTGCTGCTGACACTTTAAAAAAAAAATAGAAACTAACAACGATCTTAGATTTCATTTCTTCCTAGCAGAAAAACTACATAAAACTATTGGCGAAATTATGCAAATGCCAGTAGAAGAATTTGATATGTGGGGTGCGTATTATTCTCTAAAACATGAAGAAGAACAAAAAGCATTGAATAAACAAAGGATGCAAGGTAAAAGAAGATAATGACTAAAAAACTTCATATTGACATTATCGCTAGAGATAAATCTAAACAAGCCCTTACACAAGTTCAAAGAAAACTAGGTGAAGTAAGAAATAGAGTATTTAGTCTTAGATCTGCATTTTTAGGTCTTGGTGCAGGATTAATTGTTAGATCATTTGTTAATGTAGGTAAGGAAGTAGAAAGCCTACAAGTTAGATTTAAGTTTTTATTTGGATCAGCAGAAGAAGGTGCAGTCGCATTTGATAATCTTGCGAAATTTGCAGGTAAAGTTCCATTTTCATTAGAAGAAATATCAAGAGCCTCAGGAAATTTAGCAGTAGTTGCTGATGATGCTAATGATCTTAATAGAATATTAGAAATTACTGGTAATGTGGCAGCAGTCACAGGACTTGATTTTGAAACAACATCTTCACAAATTCAAAGAGCCTTTTCAGGTGGTATTGGTGCTGCTGATCTATTCAGAGAAAGAGGTGTTAGAGCCTTATTAGGTTTTCAAGCAGGTGCTAAAGTCACTGCAGAAGAAACGATAGCAAGGTTTGAAGAATTATTTAGCGGTAATGGAAGATTTGCAAAAGCAACAGATGATTTAGCCCAAACACTTGAGGGTACTATCTCAATGATTGGAGATAAATTTTTTAATTTCCAAAAAGATGTTGCAGCAGGTTTTTTTGATGAACTTAAAGGTGAGTTTGGTGATTTAAATACATTCTTAGAAGAAAACGAACAACAAATAAAAGATATAGCAACTGCTATTGGTGAAAATTTTGCAGGAGCATTAACATCCGCAACAGATACAATTAAAGATGTAGCACCTGCAGTTAAGAATATTGCTAATGCATTAGGAACAACGATTGAAGGATTTAAGTCACTACCTACATTTGTTCAAACCTCAGGTATAATTTCAGTATTACTATTTGGTAAAAAAGGTGCAGTTGCATTTGGTGCTATTTCATTTTTAGTAGGAGAAATTGATAAACTTATTGATAAAAGTGCAGAATTAAGAGGAATTGAAGAAGCATTTAATGCAGGTGAAATTGATATAGCTACTGCTTCATTAGAGGAATTAGAATTATTACTTGAAAGAATAGAAAGTAAAAAAATAGATATCCCAGATTTCCTTCAAGGTGAAGAAGGGATGGATAATGTAAATGCAAGTGTACAAACTACAATTGATTTAATTGAAAAACAAATTTCTTTATTAAGAATGGCAGAAGCTGATGCTGATTCTTATGCTCAAACTTTTGGTAAAGTAAGTAATTTTTCTAAAGAATTAAAAGATAATTTAGATAATGTTTTTAAAGGTGGAGAGCAAGATGCAAGAGATTATCTAGCTAGACAAAAAGATTTAATTGAAGCACAGGAGTTTATGAACAAAAGAACAGAGCAGTTTATAGAATTACAAGCAAGAGTATCTAGCGGTATCGCAAGGTTGAAAGAAGCATATGATCCATATTTAGCACAATTAAATGAAGAAAAAGAACAAATAAAATTAATTAATATAGCTAAAATGAATCAGTTAATATCTGATCAAGAATATGAAAGATTAAAAACTGAGATTACAAAAAAAGGGGTAGAAGATAGAAAAATATTAAGAGAGCAAGAAGTTAATGAACAATTAAGAATATTCAAATCTGGTAAGTTCCAAGAATTAGATTTAACTAAATTAACAGAAGAACAGAAAAAAGACTTTACAATTAATGCAGGTAAACAAGTTCTAGGAGCATTAGCTAAAAATAATAAAAAAGCATTTGAGTTAAATAAAGCACTGGCTACTGCTGAAGCTATTGTCAATACTGCACAAGGTGTCACTAAAGCCTTATCAACTGCTAATTATATTCAAGCCTTCCTTATTGGTGCTATGGGTGCAATTCAAATAGCAACCATTCAATCACAACAATATCAAGGCAGGGCTATGGGTGGTAGAGTACAAGCAGGATCAGCTTATATGGTGGGTGAAGGCGGTAAACCTGAAATGTTCGTACCTGATCAATCAGGAACTATTATTCCAAATTCACAATTAGCTAGACAAACAACAGTGAATGTAAATGTTTATGCTAATGACACTGAAGGTTTTGATGATCTATTAGTTAAAAGAAGATCAACTATTATTAATGTTATTAATGATGCACTTAATACACAAGGCAAGGAGGCATTAGTTTAATGAGTGGTACTTATCCAACTTCACCTACATTTAGAGCAATAGGTTTTAGTTCTGAGCAAAAGACAATTACTTCTACTACTGATAGTGGAAAAATGTTTAGTGTTCAAGTTGATGGTCAAAGATGGAAATTTTCAGCATCTTATCCGCCTATGACCAGAAGCACCTTTGCACCAGTATATGCTTTCATAATAAAACAGAGAGGTCAGAAAGAAACATTCACAATAGTTCCTCCAGTAATATCTAATGCTCAAGGTAATGTTTCAGGTACTGTTCTTGTAAATGGTAGTCACACTGCAGGAGATACAATTATTGCAGTTGATGCTATGACAGGAACTTTAAAAGCAGGTGATTTAATAAAATTTTCACATTCTAAAGTTTATATGGTTGTTTCAGATGTGACTGCAGATGGATCAAATGAAGCAACAATTACAATAGAGCCACCATTGAGAGAGGCTTTAGCAGATAACAGTTCAGTGACTTATGACAATGTTCCTTTTACAGTAAGGCTTCAAAATGATGTTCAGCAATTTAAGACTGATGATATTGATAAATATACATTTGAAGTTGATTTTTGTGAGGCTTTATAATGGCTAGAGGATTATCTAATGCTCTCAAAACTGAATTAGCAAATCAAAATATCAAGCCTATACTCTTAGTAGAAATATTATTCCCAACACCACAAAGAATTACAAATCACTACAAAGACATAACGCACAATTCAAATACTTATTCCGCTAGTGGTCACTTGCTATCTATTACGAATAAAGCAGAAAATGCAGAAATCAATGTTTCTAATTTTACAATAAATCTTTCAGCAGTTGATAGTGCATTTACATCAATAATTCTGAATAACAATGTAGCTAATGACATAGTGACTATTGATATTGGTTTACTTAATAGTACAGATGCTTTGATTGACACTTACAATTATGACAAAGGCTATATAGAAAGTTTTAGAATTGATACAAAACAAGCTACCATATCTTTGATTTGTACTTCTCATTTTTCAGATTTCAGTAGAATTGCAGGTCGCAAAACTAACGAAGGATCACAACAAAGATTATTTGCTACTGATAGAGGTTTTGAATTTGCAGGTCAAACTGTTCAAGATATAAAATGGGGAAGGGCTTGATTGAAGAAGTTATTGACTTCTACAAGACATTTGACGAATACAAAGATAGCTTAGACCAAGAAATTTATCAGCATTTAGAGCCATCTTTCAAACTTAATCAATACAAAATATTTAGAGATAATCAAATCACAGGATTTG